TACATGTAAAAATAATACATGTAAATTTTTTTACACTAACAAATATTAACTAACAACAAGTATTAAATAACAACAAATATTAACTAACAACAAGTCCTACTTCTCTTAATAAATAAAAGAGAGAAATTTCAAATTTCTAATAAAGGATTTTGCAGAATTGGAAAGGAGTAAATATGATACGTCATTATATAACTCATTATGCAAGTAATGGGAAAGATTACGCTGAAGCATGGATTCAAATCAACATTTTTGGAATGAGCTTTTGTTTATGGAAAAAGCGTACAACCATTGAACGATTGTACGCATTAGATGAAATCAAATAACAAAAAAGGCACCTGACGGCAATCAGGCGCATACTAAAAAACTTTACAAGAGGATTATAACATGAATATGAACTTAAATACAAATGAAATTTTAACAACTACTGAATATGATATGTTTCGCAAAATTAGTAATAGAAAAATAACTGAAAATCCTAAATTGGAAGAGGAGCTACTTTCTGAAGGACAACGCCAGCCGATTTTGGTAAATGAAAAAATGGAAGTTATCGACGGGCAACATCGTCTTTATTACTTGAGAAAACATATAAAACCAGTGCGCTACATAATTGATCCAACCGCTAATTTCAAGACAGTAATTTCGATGAATACATCAGCTGTCAACTGGGCATTACAAGATTATGTGTATTCGTTTGCTTTAGAGGGAGATCCTGAGTTTGTTAAATTAGCTAAATTTTTAGACGAGAACGAATTGCTTAGTGACAAGATGGTAATCGTAGCTGGTTCAGGAAGACGTGATGGTACGGCAGCACACGTAGTCAAAAAATTAAAAAAAGGCGATTATGTATTTTCAAATGAAAAACAGTTAAGAGAGTTTTGTAAGTTCTACGAACGCGTTTTAAACGAAACAAAGCTTCCTAACAAACCATTTTTACAATCTGTTTTATGGACTTTGTACACAACATCTGTTTTTGACGAAAATAGAATGTTGACACAATTGAAAAAGTCGGATTTGACGTCAGAAGATATCGAAGGTTTTGCAAAGAAAAAATTGCTATTAACTTTTTTAGAGTTATACAACGGAAGATGGAGTGACGATCATCCTTCTTTAATTCAATACTTTATCAACAGAAAAGGGTCGTTAACAATTCCTAGCTTGCCTAAACAGGATGAAGATAATTAAAAAAGGTAGGAAGATAAAATGAAAGTCACAGTATATGCTTACGGTCGAAAATTAGAACCAGATGAACCAATTATCATCCCAAAAAATCATCGTTTCTATGATATTTGGAACGGAATTGCAAACGAAATGCTCGACAAAGAGGAAGAGGTAGCTTAATGAAATTACTTACCAAATTAAAACTCGGTCTTGAGGGCATCATCCATGAAGTGAGCCTTGACTGGAGAGTGGTCGCGGTAGAGCTTATGAATGACCTGAACGAAGAGCGCAAACGTCGCTTTGCTTTCGAGCAAGAAAACTACAATTTGAAGCAGGAGCTTGCTGCCTACAAGTACAAAGAAAACTTTGATATCAAGGCTAGACTGCAAGGAGAAATGTAGATGTACATTATATCAATCCATGTCAAGAATGCTGAAACTGGAAACGAGGATTTCAGTTTGATTGGAAGAGACTTTTTGCCAATTGGCAAGCAAGATTATTCGGCTACTATTTTCGAGACTAAGGAAGAAGCTATTGCTTATTTGAAATCAGCTTCATACGAAGCTGCGGGAGTTTATGGAAATGACTGGGAATTTCAAGACAAGACTTCTTCTGGAGTGGAATCCCGCTGTCGAATTTGGAAAGTTGGAGAATAAAGAAAAAAGGAGAACAATATGTTTAAAGCACTAAAAACAATCAAAAAAATCAAACAACTGCAGAAAGAAATGCACGCTTTCAGCCTTGCGTTTCTAGCTCTACAAGATATGGGCTTGATGCCAGAGACTGAAATAAGCAAGGCGAAGGCTCAAACAATGCACGATGTAAGTCACATGATCAAGGACGTCTTAGACGGAAAGTCAGTAGATGAAGCAATGACAAGACTAGAAATCAAAGTGAAAGCTGAAGAGGTGGAGCAGGAAGATGACCAGAATTGAACTTGAAAACCGTGTGTGGCTTTTGGCTAATCACGAAGAAAAAAACGAATTGCTGGATCTTGGGCTAACATCCAAAGCTAGATATGTGAAACGAGTTCTGGAACTTGGAAAGGTGTATGCTCATGTTTGATTACGACAGGGATGTAATGCAACCACCTGAAGAGCGAGAAGAACTCGACCCAAGCCAGTTCGTATATATTGGATGCGGTCAGTATCGATATGTAGGTGATGAAATATGATTGAAGAATTACACGCAGAAATCGACCGATGGCGATCTGATTATACACATCTTGGAATTGAGCTTGGGAAAATCATTGACGAGCAACAAGATATTATTTTGAAATTGCAAAACAAAAATAGACGCTTGAAGCGTGAAAATTGGAATCTTAAGAAAACGAAAGGTAGAAGAAAATGAGTTACGAACAAATTTCAGAGTCAACATACTATCAAAACATGAGCTACTGGAACAAAGTTGCACAAGATTATAAATCGCTAGGCGGTCTAGGAATTTGTGACGACGAAACAGGCGAAGAACTTTATACAGTATAAGGAGTAAACAAAATGACAAATGAACTAACACACAAACAATTTTTTAACTCACCAGCAGTAAAACAGAAATTCTCAGAAGTGGTAAACGGCAACGGTCAGCAATTCGTGGCCAGTCTACTTAGCATCGTAACGAATAACAACCTACTTGCTAAGGCTACAAATGAAAGTATCATGACCGCTGCCATGAAAGCTGCAGTCCTTAATTTGCCAATTGAACCAAGTCTTGGTTATGCGTACATCGTGCCTTACAAGAACCAGGCGCAGTTCCAAGTAGGGTATAAAGGGTTGATCCAACTTGCACAACGTAGCGGACAAGTCACACGCTTAAATGCTGGAGAGGTCTATGAAAGCCAGTATAAAGGATTTAATCCACTAACAGAAGACCTTGAAGTAGACATGACTGCTATTCCAAAAGAAAAAGAAAAGGTCGTTGGGTACTTCGCCTTTATGCGATTAGCTAACGGATTTGAAAAAACTGTCTTTTGGACTAAGGAACGAGTTCAAGCTCACGGTAAGAAGTACAGTCAATCATTCTCTAGCAAGTATAGCCCATGGCAGTCTGATTTTGATGCTATGGCTCGTAAAACTGTATTAAAGCACATGCTTTCAACTTACGCTCCGCTCTCAACTGAATTGCAAGATGCAATTGTAGCAGATAACGAAGACAGCACAATTTCCAACAAGAAAGAAATGAAAGATGTGACTCAAGAGCCAGTTGCTGAAACATTGGATGGCATTCTGGGTGCTCCTGAAGAAGTAGCTGAAAAACCAAAAAAAGAGGTTATCAACCAGAAGTTGACGACCACAGATACAAGCTACCCAGCAGATGAAGTTCCAGATTTTGATCAAGAAACGGGCGAAGTAATTGATAAGGAGCCAGAAAATGGTCAAATGGACATGCTAGAAGGGGAGGATTTCTAAAATGACTGAAGAATTAAAAGATGTAACGGATAGCCTCGAGCTCGTTCCAGTAACGGAATTAGAGGTTGGCTTTGTCCTAAAGGCCGCCGAAATCGAAATCCAAGGAAAGGAAGTTTTAGAACAGGCTTTGGCCGCCTATCAAAAGAAGTACGCAGGCTATATCGTGACAGAAGAGACTTTGTCAGACGATACCAAGGTTAAAGATGAATTAGGACGAGTGCAACGCCAAATTGAGCAAGAACTAAAAAACCAGCTCAAGGACTACTCTAGTCCACTGGACGAAGTGAAAGCATGGGTTAATACTGTACTAGACCCTATCAAAACTTTGCAGACGGATATCAAAAACCAGATTAAGGAATTTGAAGAGAGAGCGACTGAAGCTCGTAAGGAAACAGTCAAAGAGGCATTTGAATCTGCAATCGCAGACAGCGGAGTTGACCTGGATATCAAGCTATTTGCCATTTACTTTGACGATCTCAGCAAGAAAAAGTGCTTTATGGCCGATAATGTGCGAATCAATCAAGCGACCTCTAAGATGATTGCTGATTTGGTCGCAGAAGAGGCAACGAAGAAACAGCAACGTGAGGCCGGACTTATCCAGATAACAGAAGCAGCTGCCAAGGCCGGCTTTGGCCCAGTTGTCTATATCCGACTATATGAAGGAGGCGCTAAGCTGGAGGATATCCTGCAGGCCATTTTAGACGATAAAGACCTAGCAGACAGAGCTAAAGCGGAGGAAGAGCTTAGAAAACGCATCAATGAAATGACAGCTATAGCAGAGGATAACAATCTAGCTCCTCAAAAATACGTTGACATGCTCAAGGAAGGCAAGTCCGTTTTGGATGTTATCAATATCCTGCACGCAGACGCAGCTGAAATGAAACAAGCGCAAGCTGAGGTGGAAAGAAATGCTCAGAATCAATTCCACACCCAAAATCAGCCTGAATTTGAGCCCGAAACCATTTCGGAGGGTAATTATACCCCAGAACAAAAAACTAGCCAAAAATCGGAAAATATGGCTTCTGATGATGTGGC